GAAAACATCTCTAGGTGATGTGTACTACCATCTGGTAGTAAAACGTTATGAGAACGGATATCGTCCAACAATGACCACCATTTAAAAGGCAACAGTTCGAAAACTAGTTGCTTCGAGATGGAGTCACTGGCAGAGGACAGGTCAACCGTGGCCAAACCGAGGTGCAGAGCATCTCGAGCAAGGTTTTGGTTGATGGTTTGGTCATTAAGATTAATGCCAAACCGTAGGAGACGACTTCGAATGAAGTCTCCGGCTGCTCTCTGAAGGAACATATTGACCTCAGGCTCTTTACAAGCCACTCGGTCAATATGTGAACTCTTTGGAACAGTGAACAGCACTGACGACTCGACTAACTCAAGGGGCTGATCTTCTAGATGCGTGTTAAGCATCAATTGAGACCAGTGACCTCGAGCGAGCTCCGTCACATGTGCTGTACCGGTACACTTTGAGGCCGCGGCAGTTACGCTGCGACCGACTCGGGAACTGGCGCCATTGGTATGATTAGACCCAACAAACAAAAACGGGTCTGGCTCATCACCAATAACGTCACGGATGAACTTCCTGGTATAGGTAATAACCTGATCAGAAGTGGTCCAACCAAAATCGACATCTCCAATAAGGAGACGCTGATTTGTTCTCGAGTTACGATCTTCTGTCGAGAGCCACTTTGCTAAGGCGGCTGAGGATCGTTCATCTGGTGGGGTAGTGCTACTATCGCAGTACTTCGAGAGAAGCTGAGATTGTAAGTACGCACCCTTAAAGCCTTCAGTAAGAGCAAGTTGATCAACAAGGTCAATCAACTCACACTGAAAGCTCGCACCGATGTGTGCCGGGAGGAAGTTCAGACACCTTCTGGTCTTCTTCGTAAACTTCCTTTTCCCAATAGCAATCTGGGCACTAATGGGCTTGATGTCCATTTCGTGTTTAGTCATTCTATCTTACTCCTTAGGGATGTAAAAAGGGAAAATGGTCCTACGTACGCACGTTAAGCGTACATAACCCGAGAATCTGGAATCGGTTGTTGAATGTCCAGTAACATCTGGAGAACGCGGATAAGATCCGCATCACCAGGATTACTTTGCAGCAGAATTGCGACAAAGGTTACTGCGATAGCAACAACAGAAACCCAAGACAAGCCGAGAACGGTCTTGACCTTGTTTTCTCTCAGGATGGAAAGGAGCCACCGCAACGAAGCAAATGAATGCTTCATATTAGTAGAGTCCTTCCAGGTCCCGACAAACCGCCATCATGGTCGGTTGGTCGTCAGCAAGAGCATTGGCGAGTTTGCCGATGAGATTCTTGCGTTCCTGTTCGGATGAACGATTGCTGAAGGTAAACTCGAGGCCTGCAAAGGCTGTTCGGGCAATCTTCGGCACAACGACGCCGTTGATCGTCTCATTGACGACAACGGGGTCGGAGATACGGACGCGGACTTTGAAGTTTCCCGCGGACGTTTCTCCACTCGACACGGTGATTTTCGAGTCACCGATGGGAGTGCCCGTACGTTCCACAAATTCGAACACACCCGCTGGAGAGCGGGAGTTCGGTGTGTAAGTATGGGCTACTGGAGTTGGC